GCCGGCCAGCTCAACGCCCGCCTGGTGGTCGAGCGCCCCGGGGTGTCGCGCGACGACATGGGCTCCGAGCTGATCACGTGGGTGAAGGTCGCCACCGTCTGGGCGCACATCGCGCCGATCGTTCCCGCGCGCGGGCGCGAGCCGCTGCTGGCCGACCAGCTCCAGGGCCAGGCCGACACCCGGATCACGATCCGCTGGTCCGATCAGATCGACGGCATGTCGGCCAAGTGGCGCCTGCGCTTTGCCACGCTCAAGAACCCGATCATCTACAACATCGCGACGCCGCCCGCGCAGCTCGACATGGGCCAGCGCACGGTCGTCATCATTTGCAAATCCGGCGTCAATGAGGGGCAGTGATGGCCACCACGCGCAGCGTGCAGGTCTCGGGCCTGCGTGAACTCGGCGAGTCGCTCAAGAAGCTGGGCACGGATATGCAGTCGCGCGTTGCGCGTCGTTGCACCAATGCAGGCGCCCAGGTCGTCAAGAAGGCGGCGATTGCGGCGGTCAACGACCCGCGCGCCAAGAAGCCCTACCGGGTCGGGGATGAGCTGGTCTTCCCGGGCAACATCAGCCGCAACATCATCGTCAAGCGCATCCCGCCGGGGCAGACCGACCTAACGTCTGAGCACATCGTCGCGGTGCGTGGCAAGGCGGCGCATGGCTTCGCGTCTCACATCGCGGCCTGGCAGGAATTTGGCACCGTGAACATGCCGGCCAAGCCGTTCATGACGCCCGCCTTCGATGCGAGTCAGGGCGACGCGCTCCAGGCGATGACCGACTCGCTGCGCGAGGACATCGCGGACGGCGTGAAGAAGGCGGGGGCCTGACCTGATGACCGCGCCGCTCATCCTCTATACGGACTGCATCGACGGTCCGACTACGGGGGGCGAGGGCGGCAAGGGCTGCTACCTCGGCGTCTTCGGCACGGGCTTCGGCACCTTCGCGGATTGGGGCGTCTCCAACCACCTGACTATCGACGGCGTCGAGGTCGACAACTACCGCTGCCTGGACGCCGCGGTCGGCGTGGCCCTCCATGGCCCGCAGATCCAGCGCCTGGAGGTGCAGGTGGGCGCGCTGGGCGCGCCCGCGCCCGGCACGCCGCTGGCGATCGACATGACCGTGGGCGGCGTCAGCCCGTCGAACCCGACGTCGGGCGGTTTCCTGCTCGACCCCGTCGATGGCGAGGTGCTGTCGTTCACGCGTTCGCTCGTGGGGATCGTCTTCGTGGACCCGGCCACGGGCAGCAACTCCAACCCGGGCACGATCGCCTCACCGCTGGCCAACCTGCAGTCGGCGGACGCAGCCGCAGGGGCGATCCGCGCGGCGTCGGCATCGAACGCCACCGATGGCAGCCCGCCGCAGCACGTCATCCTGCGCGGCGGCTTGCACCCGCAGCTCGGCTCCTCATCGACGCCGACTCGCAACTACGGCAGCTTCGCCAACCTGTTTCGCAATAGCGGCGCGCGCCCGCTGGGCGGCGCGAACCAGGGCAACCTGGTGATCAAGAGCTACCCGGGCCCGGCCGGCGCCAACGCGCCCGAGCTGGCGCGCTTTGAGCCCACCAGCGGCAACCACGCCGGCGCGGGCATCCTCGGCAACGATTCCGCACGCGGCTCGCACGCGGGCTCGCCCGAGACCAACCCCTACGATGGCGATCCTGGTTGGGGCCGCGACTGGGTGCTCTCCTCGGTCAAGATCGCGAGCGCGCCGGACGCGCCGCGCGATGGCGCGCCGGTCAACTTCGATTCCGACGCGGACCGCTGCCGCCTGGTCAACTGCGACCTGGCCTGGCCCAGCACGCTGGGCACCTCGGGCGGCAACAACGGCGCCAAGGGCGGCGGCTTCACCGGCAACGGGTTCAAGCTGCGGGTCTATGGCCTGTATGTGCACAACGTCACCAATGGCGACGATGCGAACCAGAACCATGGTGGCTACATCGACGGCTCGAACGTCTGCGCCAAGAACCCGATCGTCGCCTACTGCCGCTTCGAGGACTGCAGCGGCGGCAACAGCTTCCAGACCTTCGACTCGCAGGCGTCGGACGTCATCACCGACCTGCGCTTCCACCACAACTCGGCGTTGCGCTGCAACAAGCACAACGTCAACGTCTCGCAGAACACCGAGAGCGGCGAGGTCCACGACAACATCCTGGTCGACGCCGGCGAGGCCAACATCCACGTCGAGGGCGGCCAGATTGCGGTCGCGGCCGGGGTCAAGTTCTTCAACAACACCTGCGTCGACTGGGGCCGGGTCATCGCTGGCCGGCCGTGCTTCTGGAACGATGGCGGCACCGGCTCGGGTTCGGTCGATTGGCGCAACAACATCGCGATGCGCCGCGCGGGCGCCGCTGGCACCGGGCCCTTCGTCATCTTCGACATGGACGGCACGAACGCGTCCACGCACAACCTCTACTTCGACGCCACGGGCGTGCTGACCGGCGTTCCCGGTGGCGACACCGGCAGCGTCTATGGCGACCCGTTCTTCAGCGACCCGGCCGCCAACGACTTTTCGATTCAAGCCACCAGCCCGCAGAGCCCTGTGATCGACGCCGGCGCTTCGACGCTGACGGCGCGCACGCTCGCCTACCTGTTCAACGCGGTCGTGGCCCCGCCCGACGTCGGAGCCTACGAATTCGCGTCCGGCGCGCCCACGCCGTCGCCTTCACCGCCGCCCCCTTCACCGTCACCGCCGCCATCTCCTTCGCCGCCCCCGTCGCCCACGCCGTCGCCGGCACCCACTCCCGCACCGTCGCCACCTCCGGCGCCCACCCCGATGCCCTCCCTTTCGGTTCCGCAAGCCATCTTCGCGGCGCTCCGATCGCTGGTCGACGATCGCGTCTACCCGAACACGTTCCCGCAGGGAGACCCGCTGCCTGTGTGGCCCGCGGTGCGCTACACGATCGTGTCCACCAACCCGGCGCCAACCGTGTGCGGCAGTGACGGCGAGGACATCGATGACGTGACGGTGTTCATCGACGCCGTGGCGGTGACCTATCCCGCGATGCGGGCGCTGAAGGCGCAGGTGATCGCGGCGCTGGAAGACACCGATCCACCGTGCGTGCGCCAGAGCGGCGGCACCGAGACCTTCGACGGCGAGACGCGCACGAATCGCGCGATCTTGACCTACCTGTTCCAGCAGTCCTCGGCGCCGTAGTCGACCCTGCACCACCCGTACCCTCCGCCGGCTTCTTCGCAGTTGCCGGCTCTTTATGCCCGCCTCGTGCGGGCTTTTTTTCGTCCCTTCGAAAGGAGCCCCGAAATGAGCGGCGGCAAGCGATTCAAGTTCCAAGGCAGCACCATCGCGGTGTCCATCGGCTTCGATGCGGTCTCGCCGTCCAAGGCGATCACCGGCATCAGCAAGGCCAACCCTGCGGTCGTCACCAGCGCGGGCCACGGCTTCGTCGATGGCGACGTCGTGCTGATCACCGGCGTGGCCGGCATGACCGAGGTCAACGCGGGGGTCTACATCGTGGACGCCTTGTCTTCGAGCACCTTCGCGCTCGTCGACACCGATTCCACCGCGTGGGGCACCTACACCAGCGGCGGCCACGCGGACGAGGCGCAGTTCTCGAACTGGTGCGAACTCACCGGCTACAACCACCAGGGCGGCACCAAGACCGAGAACGACGCGTCGAGCCTGTGCTCGACCGCCAAGGAATACGAGCTGGGCCTGGCCGACTTCGGCACGACGCAGTTCGACTTCCACTACGCGCCGCAGACGTCCATCCAGCTCGCGATGGCCGCCTACAACATCAGCGGCGACCCGATCGCATGCAAGGTGACGCTGCCCAAGTCGGGCGGCGTGCGCACGCAGATCGGCTTCATCACCCAGATGTCCGAGACGGCTTCGGTCAACGGGCTGTGGACGGCCACGATGACCATCCGCAACACCGGCAAGCCGTTCGACCAGGCGGGTGCCTGATGAACCGCGAGGACCTGATCGCGGCGATGCAGGCGACTGCGTCTCCCAAGCCGGTGGCGGTGGAAGTGCCGGCTTGGGGCACCGTCTACATCAAGCCGCCGACCGTCGAGGAGGTCGATGCGGCTTCCGAGAACGTCGACCCGGACGACGGGAAGAAGCGCCGCCTGGCGCGGGCCGCCGCGCGCGTGATCTGCGACGAGCAGGGCAACCGGGTCTTCGACCCGGCCTCGGCGCCCGACGTCGAACTCCTCGCGGTGCAGCCATGGGCAATGCTGCAGCTGGTGCTGGCCGCCGCGGACGGCCGAAAGGCTGGCGACTCGGGAAACTGAGTCCGCGCCGCGAATTCCTGTTCGACCTGGCGCTCGCGCTCGGTCAGCCAGCGGGCGCGTTGGCCCGCGTGCTGCCCGAGTCCGAATTCCGGGACTGGCAGCGATACGCGGCGCGGCGCATGTTGCCCGCGCGCCGGGTCGAGCTGTACCTCGCCCAGATCGCGCTGCTGATCGACACGAGGCTTGGCAGCGCCAAGGACGTGACGCTCTCGGACTACCTGTTCGACCCGGTCGAGCCCGATGACGACGACGAACCCACTGCGGATGAAGAGGCGGCCTTCTTCGCCTTCAACCCGCGCAAGCCAAAGGAAACCTGATGGGCGCGAACGTAGGCGCGTTGACCGTAGCGCTCGGACTGGACGCCGCGCAATACACCGAAGGCCTGACCAAGGCCGACGTGCAGGCGCAGCAGTTCGCGCAGCAGCAGACGCGCACCCAGGCCTCGATCGATAGGACCGTCGCGTCGCTGGCCAAGCAGGCCTCGCAGATCGGCCTGACGACGCGCGAGATCAAGCTGCAGGCGCTCGCGGCCAAGGGCGCCAGCGACGCGCAGCTCGCCTCGGCCGACGCGTCGCTCAAGGCGCTTGAGGCCGCCGCCGAGGCGCAGAAGAAGAACTCCCATGAGGCCGAGCAGGCCGGCAGCATTCTGGACCTGTTCGCCGGCAAGACCGCGCGTGCCCGGTCGGAGCTGATCGTTCTTTCGCATGAGCTGTCGCAGGGCAATTTCAAGCGGGCCTTCGGCTCGTTCCAAGTGCTCGCTGAGTCGGCCGGCGCGACGGGCGCGATCTTCAGCGCGACGTCCGCGATCATCCTGGCCAGCGCCGCGGCGATCGGCACGCTGGTCTTCGCCGCGATCAAGGGCGCTGAAGAGAGCCACGCGCTGGCGCGCGCCATCGAAGAGACCGGCAACGCCGCGGGCCTGACCGAGGGCAAGTTCAACGACTTGGCAACCGCGCAGGCCAAGCAGACGAACACCACGATCGGTGCGACGCGCGAGATCCTGCAGTCGCTGGCGGCCAGTGGTCGCTTCACCGGCCAGGCGCTGACCGCCGCGGGCACCGCCGCCGCCTTGTTTTCCAAGGCCACCGGCTCTTCCGCCGAGGAGGCCAGCAAGGAATTCGTTGGCCTGGCCGACGACATCGTCAATGGCGCCGATCGGATGAATCGGCAGTACCACTTCCTCGACGCGTCGCAGCTGCTGTACATCACGCGGTTGCACGAGCAGGGCGACGAGCAGAAGGCCTTCGTCGTCGTGGCTGACGCCTTGACCGAACGGCTCAAGGGCGTGTCGACCAACCTGGGAACGCTCGAAACGGCCTGGCAGAAGATCAAGAACGCGGCCAGCGGCGCCTGGGACTCGATGCTCAACATCGGGCGCACCGAGACGGTGGAGCAAAAGCTCGCCGGCGTGGAAAGTCAGCTCGATGCCGCGCGCAAGGGTTCGAGCTTCGTCGGCACGCAGCCCTCCAGCACGCGTCCGCCCTCGATCTATGACGTGCAGGCGCCGCCGGCGGGCCGCGCGCCCTCGATCTATGACGTCCAGCAGCCGACCGCCGCGCAGCAGGCGTCGATCTACAACACCGGCGGTGCCGTCGCCGAGCTGCAGGCGCGCCAGGCCAGCCTGCAGGATGAGCTGAAGCTGCAGAACCGCATCGCCGAGTCGCAGGCCGACAAGGTCCGCCACGACGAGGCCGAAATCGCGGTCATGCACCTGAAGGAGGCGAGCCTCACCAAGCAGGAGAAGCTGACGCGCGACCTGGCCAACGCGAACGCTACCTTCGACCGCGCTGGCCGCGCGCAGGACGACCCCGAGCGCCTGAAGGTGCTGGCCGACATTCGCGAGAAGGCCTTCCCGGCGCACGATCAGAAGTCGACGCTGGACCTGGACGTCGCCAGGATCAAGGCCGCCGCGCAGGCCGAACAGGAAATCTACAAGACGTCCGATCAGGTCTTCAGCGCGCTGCGCGCGGCGGGCTTGATCGACGAGCAGCACTACTACGAGGAAAAGCTCTTCCTGCTCCAGGCCAATGCGGCGGTGGAAGAGAAGGCGCTGAGCGACGAGATCGCGCGCCGCAAGCAGCAGGTGTTCACCGGCGCCGACGCCGCGAACAAGTCCAACGAGAACGCCAAGGCGATCACCGAGGCCGAGGCCAAGCTGGCCAAGGTGCGCAAGGATGCCGCTGCGCAGGAGACCGTGCTCGCCATCGAGAGCGAGGCCGCGCAGCGCCGCCGCGCCGCCGGCTACCTGGCCGAGGAACTGGCCGCCCAGCAGTCGCTCGATGCGACCAAGCGCGCGCACGCCGAGGAGATCGCGCTCGTGGGCGTCGGTGGCGAGGATCGCGTCCGCGCGCAAGCCATCTCGCAGATCACCGACAAGTACCAGGCCGAGATCGACCGCGCCAACGCCGACATCGCCGCCAAGCGCGTGGCCGCCGGCGGCGCCGCGACCGCCGAGGACGAAGAGGCCTATGCCAAGCGCATCGCGCTGCTGCAGAAGTTCGAGGCTGCGTCGCTGTCCGAGTGGGACGCGTACTACGCCAAGCTCAAGAAGACCGAGGAAGACGCGAGCAAGGGCTGGCAAAAGGGCCTGGCCGACTACCAGACCAACGTCGGCACCATGGCCGACCGCGTCAGCAAGGCGGTCGGCGACACGTTCAAGGGCCTGGAGGACGCGCTCGTGACGTTCGTCACGACCGGCAAGACCAGCTTCAAGAGCCTGGCGGACTCCATCGTCGCGAGCATGGTGCGCATCGCCGTGCAAGAGGAGATCACCAAGCCGCTCGCTGGCTTCCTGCAGGGCGGCTCGGCGGCGACGGCCAACAACCCGAACAGCAGCGGCCTGCTCCAGAGCTTCCTGAACCTGTTCAGCTCCACCAAGGGCACCACCACCACCGGAGGCGCCGGCGACACGGCCATGGGCAGCGCCGCCGGCGTGCTCGGTGCCGTCGATTCGCAGGCGGCCAACGCGGCGGCGGCCTCCGAGACCCAGCTCGCGACGTCGTCCACGGCGGCGGCGGCAACCATGACGACGTCGGCAGCCTCTACCGAGGCGGCGCTGGCCTCGTTGTCGGCGGCGGCGACGTCTGCGGCCTCGGCGCTGGCCACTGTGGCCGCCAACGCGACGGGCTCTTCGGGCGGTGGCGCCGGTGGCGCGGGCGGCCTCTTGGGGCTGTTCGGCGCGGGGTCCGGCAGCGGCGCGGGCGCGGGCGCGAGTGCCGGCGCGGGCGTCGTCGACAACGGCAGCATCAACCTGTTCGCGGATGCGGCGCCTGGCCTGGCCATCGGCGGCCAGGCGCTGCCCGGCAAGCTGTACCCGGTCAACGAGCGCGGGCCCGAAGTGCTCGACGTCGGCGGCAAGCAGTACCTCATGACCGGCAGCTCGCGCGCGAACGTGAGCCCACTGTCGACGTCGTCGCAGTCGGCCACGCAGCGGCCGATCCAGATCATCCAGAACTTCCCGGCCGGCACCAGCAAGGCCACCGCCGATCAAGCCGCGGCGCTGGCTGGCGCGGCGGTGCGCAAGGCTTACGCGAGGGTTCGCTGACATGGAATTCGTCGACATTGAGTTCCCGCGTCGCATCGCGTTCCATGCGCGGGCCGAGGCCCAGTGGCTGACCGAGCTGACCGCCGTGCTCTCGGGCTTCGAGGCGACCAACCAGAACTGGGCCCAGACGCGGCACGCCTATGACGCTGGGCTCGCCATCCGCTCGGCCGCGGACTACCTGCAGGTCAAGACGCACTTTCATGCGATGCGCGGGCGCGCGAAGTCGTTCCCGTTCTTGGACCCGATCGACCATACGGTGACGCAGGCCGCCGGCGTGCTGACCGCGGACGGCTCGAACTGGCAGATGTTCTACCGCTACGGCTCGGGCGGCAGCGCCTATGACCGCAAGATCACGCGGCCCCGCACCGGCACCATCGCCGTCTTTCGCACGCGCTCCAGCGTGACGACCAACATCACGGGCTCGGCCACGATCACCTACACGACCGGCGTCGTTGCGATCAGCGGGCACGTCGCCGGCGACACCTACGCCTGGTCCGGCGAGTTCTTCGTGCCGTGTCGGTACGACATCGATCGCCTGCCCGGCGTGATCGTCGATAAGCACGTGGGCGGCCTGGCCGGCACCGACCTGCTGGTGGACTGCGATTCCGTGCCGCTGGTGGAGGTGCGCGAATGAAGACGGTCTCCAGCGCGCTCGCCACGCACCTGGCGGGCAGCGCGCACACGATGGCCACGTGCTGGCTGGTGACGCGCACCGACTCGCAGGTCTTCGGCTTCACGAGCCACGACCTGCCGCTGGTGATTGGGGGCGTCACCTATGAGGCGTCGCTGGGCATCGATCGCAGCGCGGTGGAGACGAACGCCGGTGTCGTGGTCGGAAACGCCTCGGCGCTGGGCTTTCTCAACAGCGATTCGATCACCGAGGAGGATCTGCTCGCCGGCGTCTGGGATCACGCCGAGATGCGGATCTTCGAAGTCAACTGGGCCGACCTCACGATGGGCGACCTCAAGCAGCTGCGCGGGTGGCTCGGCCAGGTCACCGTCGAAGGAACGGGCTTCAAGGTCGAACTGCGCGGCATCGCCGACCCGCTGAACAAGAGCATCGGCGAGATCATCGGGCCGTCGTGCACCGCAGCGCTCGGCGACGCTCGCTGCACGGTGGACCTCACCGACTTCACCACGACGGGCACCGTCACGGCGGCCACCAGCAACCGCGTGTTCGACACCGACCTGTCTGGCTCCACGGTTCGGCTGACGCCCAGCAGCACCGGCGCGCCTGACGACAACTACTTCGCGGGCGGCCTGCTGACCTGGTCGACGGGCCTGAATGCGACGCGGCGCATGGAGGTGAAGTACAGCACGGTCGGCGGCACGGTGACGCTGCAGCTGCCCATGGCCGCCGCGGTGACGAACGGCGACACGTTCAGCATCGTCGCGGGCTGCTCGAAGGCGTTCGAGACCTGCCGCGACCGGTTCAACAACGCCGTCAACTTCCGGGGCTTCAAGGATCTGCCGGGCCTCGACAAGATTCTGAGGTTCGGTGGCCAATGAGCACGCTGACCCTCGTCCGCGGCGCCGACGTCGAGCGCGCCGCGCGCCAATTCCTGGGCGTGAGGTGGCGCCACCAGGGCCGCACCGCGCAGGGCCTGGACTGCGCCGGCCTGGTGATCCGCGTCGCGCATGACCTTGGCCTGACGGCGTTCGACACCCGCGACTACGGCCGCATCCCCATTGACGGCCAGATGCGCGCCGTGATGCAGGAGCAGTGCATCGAGCTGCCGCCCGACACCGAGCCGCGCGC